ACACCCCCATCCATCGAACAGTACAATGCATGGACATCAGCAAAAGGTTCTTTCTTAGGAGAGCCTAACTCTGCTATTCTACAAAGTGACATTCTTAAGTTTGAGGGTGAAATTTGTGGAGAATATTGGTTATACGAGAACATATCAAATGATTTAAGTCATATGATGCGCGAACTTAATCTACAGGTAACACATCCATTACCCAACCACAAAAATGATTTCAGAACAAATAGAGATAATGAGATCGCATTTGACAAGAAAGCTATGGATAAACTACATGAAACTTTTGGTGCTGACGTACAGTTGTATTTAAAAACAGCAGAGGAAACTTTCGTATGAAGGCTTACATATTAAAGATTGATAAGAAGTTGTCACATGAATACGCCAAGACTTGTGCAGATTCTTGTGATAAAGTTGGACTACCTTGGACATACCATATGGGGTACTCTAATCAAACAGGTAAAATGGCTTTTGCCAATCTAAACATACCTAGCTTGCCAACAGAACCTTATGCTTATATTCCAGAGCCAAACCAACAACAAAAAGCTATGTGTTGTACTGCTGGGCATTTTGCAATATGGCAGAAAATTGCTAACGGCGCAGATGATGTTGGTGTTGTGTTAGAACATGATGCTATAATGCTCCAACCTATTACAATAACAATTCCTGAGAACACTATTGTAGTCCTTGGGTACAAGTTAAACGATCCGAAAAGATATGATCATGTTGCTGCTGGCGTACCAAATGAATTGATTAGACTTGATGGTCATGAAGGCGCACACGCATATGCTATGACTAAAAGAACTGCTAAGTTTCTAATAGCAGAATTGCAAGATAAGGGCATTCGAAGTGCTATTGATAATGACTACTTTATACGTGGTCAACGTCGAACTGCTATGCCACTCCACATGGCAAGCCCCACCCCAGCAATTGGATGGCTAAGAGAGTCGACTATTTGGGACGCTTCTGCAAATAAAAACTATGATTTCGTACCGTCCTTTCTCAAGAATTATAAATAAAAGAAAACTCAACAAGATGGATTCTGACATGCAAGAAGCTAAAGATAAGAAAAAGATAGATATTAAGAGCAAAGGATTTGATTCCAAGAATTTGATTGATACAGAGCCTACACTTGATGAAGAAGAAATTGAGAGTAACTCCCTGATCGAATCTGTGTGCGACGAAGAACTCCAAGAAGTTATGGATAGAATGCAACGCCGAAAGGCTGGCATCTCTGCTAGAAAAAATAAACATAAAATGCAACGTGGTCGTGAAAAAGCTATGCGCAAAACAGCTACTATGGAAGTGTTGAAGAAACGCGCTCGTAAAGCCGCTATCCAAAAATTGAAGGCAAAGTTCTCTAAGAACAGACGCTATGCTGAATTGGGTGCTGGCGAGAAAGAAGTGATCGATAAGCGCATCGCAAAGATCGCAAAGTCAAGAATTGAGATGATGGCTAAGAAATTAATCCCAGGCATCAAAATTAAAGAAAGACAGCGTAAAATGAGTAATGGTGTAAGAGAAGACGTCAATGGACAAACAATGGTCTGTAAAGACTGTGGTGATGAGTTTGGCAAGCCAACTGAAGGCAACGGTTGTAAAAACGACTGTTTTGACTTGAACGCATCATGTTGGATGCCTAAAGAAGAATACTCAGAAGCATCATATAAAGATCAGAAGGTTTTGAAAAGACCACACATGCTGTTGTCAGCCGACAAGAAGCCTAAGTTAGATGGTCGTTTTAAGATGTTTAAGAAAAAAGAACAAGTGCATGAGTCTAATATGGTTGATGAACTCCTTGAGATTGCAGAGCTAATGGAAGCTACAGAAGCATTAGACATCGAAGAAATGGATGTATCAGTTAAGTCTCTTACTAAGTCTGGCTTTAAAAGCATCAAAAAAGCTAATAACTATGATAAACTTAAGTCTGATATCAAAGCAATGCGTGATCGTCTCAACAAAAGCAAAGGCATGAAACCTCTAAAGGCTGGCTATGAGTCTGTTGAAGAGGAAAAGGATAGTCTTGCTACACTTGCTAACAAAGAGCAAGAAGAAAAGAAGAAAAAAGGCGAGATCAAAAAAGTGCCTAAAAAAGATGAAGACGATAAGAAAAAAGACCTAGATGCGGCTTTCGAATCGTTTATCGAAAGTTGTGGCGCTGGGGAAGAGGGTACACAAGAACTTACTAAGAAATTGAAGAAAAATACACCAGATGCGTAATTTTAAAACATTTTTAGAAGCCAAAGACCCAGGCGAATACGACCAAGAAGGTGGTATGGCAAAAACTCAATTGAAGACAGCTATTAGTGCATCACAAGAGTTGATCTCTATGCTTGGTGACGATGACAACATGCCAGAGTGGGCGCAAAATAAAATTACTAAAGCAGTAGACTATTTGGACTCTGTGCGTGATTATATGAAAGGCTCTGACGATGGCTGAGAAAGACTCAAGGTTGGCAAGAGCAGGTGTATCTGGTTTTAATAAAGCAAAAGGTACTCCTTCACATCCCACCAAAAGTCATATCGTTGTTGCTAAAGATGGCGACAAAGTAAAGACTATTCGCTTTGGCGAACAAGGTGCTTCTACTGCTGGTGATCCTAAAAAGGGTGAATCAGACAATATGAAAGCCAAGAGAAAGTCTTTTAAAGCACGTCACGGTAAAAATATTGCTAAGGGCAAGATGTCAGCCGCATATTGGGCTGATAAAGTCAAGTGGTAACATAATTCACTAAGTGGTAACGTAATTCTTATAAATAACATTAATACAACAAAAAATCACAAAGGTAACGTCATGAAAAGTTTCAGAAAATACATGTCAGAGGGTGGTCTTGACCCAGTAAACAAAAAGGCTCTGAAGGGCAAACACAAAGATCGTAAAGATGGAGACATCGACAACGATGGTGATGTCGATTCATCTGACCAATATCTACACAAACGCCGTAAAGCTATTTCTAAAGCTACTACTAACGAGGCGTCTGAAGAAATTGAGGAAGGCGAGTCGGGACTGTGGGCTAACATCAAAAAGAAAAGAGACCGTATTAAGAATGGCTCTGGCGAAAAGATGAGAAAGCCAGGATCAGATGGCGCTCCTACTGACGACGATTTTAAAGATGCGGCTGAATCAGTCGAAGAAGGAACTGTTACATGTCCTAAATGCAACGGCAAGGGATGTGAACATTGTGATGGAAAAGGCACTCATACTGATGACCAACAGATTGATGAATTTGTGGGCAAAGCCATTGGTGGCGCAGTAAAAATGATTGCTAAAGGTGCAAGAAATGCTGTTGTCAACAAGCAAGGCAACATCAGAGGAACAACAGCGGCTAAGGCTGACTCTGCGGAAGCAAAAGCAAACAAAGCAGAGAAGAAAGTTAAAGACGCTCAACGTGTAAAAAATGCGGCGACAAGACTAGCAAAAGCTAAGCAAGCTCAAATAGATAACGCAAAGAAATAACTAAAAATCACAAAGTACCTTTAAAGGAGTATTCAAATGGCACTATGGGGAAAAACAGACGCACTAGCTTCAGTACCGACTTGGTTGGAAGATGCGGCGGCTAACACAAACAAATCAAACGACAGAGATAACGCTATCTTTGTTGACCTTACAGAGGCTGGTATTGCGGGTAACCGCGCTAAGGGTATCACTGGCCCAGGTTGGTGGACATATTGGACTGCTGGTGGACGTCACCACGCTGAATGTCTTGTACCAATGAAAGTAACCGCTGCTGCCGCAGGTGACTTAGGTGTTACTGGTGATACAGCAGTTGAAGATGCTATCGTAGCTGACGCATAAAGTAGTATATAGATTATGATATTAACAGAATCAACCTTTCTGTTGTTTGCCTCAAAATATTACGACAATCCTAATTGTGCTGATATTGTTGAGTTTGACGAAGATTTGAAAAGATTTCAGTACCTACGGAAGTTATTCGGTAGGTACAGACAAGATAATGACTTAAAAGAAAGGTTGATTCTGAATCATCTTATTGTAATTTACAATATATTTGGTTTGGAGGCTACAAATATGCTTTTCATGAAGCTTCATGATTACCACGAATACCTAAAACCTTTCGTGGTTTATCTAAACTTCATGCCTAATGTTGTTGTTTATGATGACGTGGTTATCCACAAAGATAGTATAAATGCAGACGAAAGAATAAGCGAACTGCTTAGAGGAATATAATAAAATGGTAGTTGATCTATTTTTAGTGTATCAATTCGTAAGACGTCTCGCCACCCCCTTTGAGAAGTGGGATGCTTTTGAGCAAGGTGTCATCGATAAAGATGGTAAGGTATTAATTAAACGCAAGAAATTCACCACAAAGGCTCAAACAAAGTCGTGGGGCGTTTTTGATATCATGATTGCTAATCTAAAGAAGATACTGGCTAAAGTACCAGGTGGTAGCTCACGTCTTGCATCATATGCGGCGGCACTATACCTGATCAAAGAACACAATCATTTTACAGATGAAACACTTCTGAGTGAAGATATGACTGATGAGCAATTAGATAAATCGTCATCTATGTTTAGTGAATCATATCTCAACTATATCACATTATCCGAAGCTGTCAACTCCTTACGCGAAGAACCAGCCAATAATGTCGGCAGTGGTAATATTGCAGGTATGGATGGTGGTCACATGTCCAAGGCTCAACAAAAGACTTGGACTTCTAAGAACAAATCAAAGAAGAAAACATTTAAAGATATGATGAAGGACAAACCATGATTACACTAGAACAATTCAGTGCTATGATCCCTAGCAACAAAGACCCAAAACCTTGGTATGATGCCGCTATTCCTATGTTTGAAGAATACGAAATCAATACTGTTAATAGAATTGCTGGTTTCATGGCTCAAACTTCACATGAGTCGAGAGACTTCACTGCATTAGTAGAGAATTTAAATTATAGCGAGAAAGCGTTAAACTCAGTGTTTGGACGCTACTTTGGTAAAGGTAAAAGGGACGCAAAAGATTATGCAAGAAACCAAGAAAAAATTGCAAACTACGTCTACCAAGATGAGTTCAGATCAAAACGCGGAGCTTTGGGAAACGTTAATCCCGGCGATGGCTGGCTATTTCGAGGCAGAGGTATTAAGCAACTCACGGGGCGTAACAACTACGCGGCATTCGGAAAAAGTGTGGGAATGTCAGCCGACGAAGCTGCTGGATATGTAGCGACTGAAAAGGGTGCTATGGAAAGCGCATGTTGGTTCTGGAAGACTAATAATCTTCAGAAGTGGGCTGACAAGGGCGACAACAAAGGCTTGACAAAGGCTATTAATGGTGGTACAATCGGTCTTGCTGACAGAAATTCAAGATGGGATAACTGTCTTGCTGTTATGGGTGGAAAAGTACCCACTAAGAAAGCCTCTACTAAATCTTCTGGTAGTCGCACACTTCGCAAAGGTATGAAGGGTGATGATGTAGCTAAGATGCAGAAAGCACTTGGAATTAGTGCAGATGGTGACTTTGGGTTTGGAACACAAACTTCTGTCAAGAAATGGCAAAAAATGAATGGTTTGGTGGCAGATGGTATCGTAGGACCTGCAACTCAAGCTAAAATGTTTAAATAATATAAATAGAACAATAAACAATATAAAGGAGATAGAAATGTCTTTAGAAAAAATCGTACAAACTGCATTGGCAGAACAGCCAATCGAAATGAAAGAAGCATTTGACGAAGCAATGAAAGAACGCATCGCTTTGGCTTTGGAAGAAAAGTACAAGAAGATGGCTGAAAAGTCAGACGATTCTGATGATTCTGACGAAGATGATGACGAAGACGATGATGATGATGATGATGATGAAGAGATGGACGAAGGTAAACTTCCACCAGCGCTTCAAGCGGCTATTGATAAGAAAAATGGCAAAAAGAAAGATGATGACGAAGATGAGGATGATGACGAAGACGAATAGTCTTTAGTCTGATTGTATTATGCCATCTTTTGTATACTTTGGAATAATTCTTATAGCCTTGGGTGGTGCTGGTAGTGTTTACTACAAGTCCACCCAAGCTACTATTATGGAATTGACACAATACAATGCTACCTTGACAGCACAGGTAGATCAGATAGCAGAAGTTAACGAAAAAAATCTTGCGACTATCGCTGATATGCAAGCAAACTTTGAGAGGCAACGTCAACAATATGATGAGCTTCAACAATCCTTCACCCAAATTAGAAATCAAAAAAACGAATTACAGCAACGTCTGGGATCACACGATATAGGCGCTCTTGCTGTTGCCAAACCAGGGCTTGTTGGACGAGTTATTAATGGTGCAACTGCTAAAGTAAATCGTTGTTTTGAATTGGAAACTGGTGCGGAGTTAACAGATAATGAAAGGGAAGCAAAAAATGCAAAAGCATTTAATAGCGAGTGTCCTTGGGTTTACGATGATCTTGTCTCTAGGGGCTTGCTCAGCACGGAACCCAGTGGAGCCACCGCCACGAATAGTGACTGAAATTGAATATGTTCAGCCAACAAAGCCTATAGTTCCCAAATCAACTCCCTTAGTGATGAGAAAAATCGAGTTCATTATCGTAACGCCTGATAATGTAGAAAGCGTATTTGCAGAACTTAGTTCTGATGACAAAGTTATATTTGGAATAACTGATGAAGGCTATGAAGATATGGCACTCAATCTTACTGACTTACGCGCATATATTCAACAACAACAAAAAATCATAGGTACATACGAATCTCAGTATGAGTAATAGACATGTCGGGTATGCGTCAAAAAGAACATTTTTTTTGATCCGTATTCAAAATTGCTATTATAAATACATGTACTACTATATATTATTTTCAGTGATTAATCACATGGAGTTCGCCACTAGCCTCCGTTATCAAAAGGCGTAAGTAAAGAGGAATAATATATTGTCAAAAGATGATACAAATTGGGAAACTGATATTGCTTTAATTAAAAGTGATATTAAACAAATCAATAGATTTTTCGGTAAAGTTGATAAGTCAATCGACGGAATGGCTGATCTTTCAAAGAACATAGCCGTGCAGTCTGAAGTAATTGATTACACCAAAGAGAAATTAGAGATAGTAGAGAAATTATGTGAGGAAACGAAGCGAGTAGACGAAGTGAGAATGAACGTTTTATCAGATCGTTTAGAAGAGTACAGACGTTCTTCACGTGAAGATCACCAAAAAATGGCAGACCACAACGCACATAAAAGAACTTCTACAAACAAAGAAATATTAGATAAACTAGACGCCATGGAAAAGGGCTTGCATCAGCGCATTAATGAGCAGAGCAAGAAAATAAATGTTCTGGAAAATTGGAAATTTTATATGATGGGTGTAGGTGGTGTTCTGCTGTTGTTGGTAGCAAGAATTAATTGGCCTAGTCTTTTTAGTTGACAAACCGTTCTATTCGTGTATAATTAAATACAACTGAATAGTAGGAATTTTATATAATGGTAGACTTTGTAGATATACAATACGCACAGATGCTATCTGTGCGTCTTGACAACTATCGCGTAAGACATACAGCACCATACAGGATAAACTTTCGTTGTCCTATCTGTGGCGATTCTCAAAAGAAACGTTCTTTGTCACGTGCTTGGTTGTTGGAACGCGACAACAAATTTACATTTTATTGTCATAACTGTAACGCATCGTCAGGCTTTGCTCACTTCTTGAAGGGGCAAGACCAACAGTTGTACAATGACTACATCGCTGAGAAGTTTGTTTCCAAAGCAAATAACAACGTTAAGTCAACCAATGATGATGAGCAATGGAAGTCGCCACCACCTGTATTCAAGAAGAAATACGTAAACCCTCTTACTAAGATCAAGAAGGTCTCTCAACTTAAGCATGACCATCCAGTGAAGCGTTACATTGAGAAGCGTAGGATACCTACACAACACCATTACCGTCTGTACTACGCACAGAAGTTCCAAACTTGGATCAATGAGGTCATCCCAAACAAGTTCCCTAACATAATTAAAGACGAACCACGTCTAGTAATACCATTCCTTGATGAACACGGTAAATGCTTTGGTGTATCCGCTCGTTCTTTTGATCCCAACTCAACCCTTCGTTACATAATCATTATGTTCGAGGAGAAACCAAAGATATTCGGTTTGGATAAGGTTGACATGACACAACCTTACTATATAGTAGAGGGAGCCATTGATAGCATGTTCTTGTCCAATGCTATCGCTATGAATGGTGCTGAGGGCAATGGCAATTCAGCAAACGAAAACGCAGTCTATGTATTCGACGCAGAGCCACGTAATAAGGAGATAGTCGCTCGTATGGAGAAAGTGATCAAGAATGGTCACAAACTCTGCATATGGCCTAGTGATGTCCCAGCAAAAGATATTAACGACATGTACCTCAATGGGGTTGCAGATGTAGAGAAACTAATTGAAGAAAACACGTACCAAGGATTGGTAGCAGAACTAAAACTTTCAGCATGGAGAAAAATGTGACAGT